TTAGCTCAACATCAAAATCCAAAAGAGTTTAGTCTTACTTACGAAGTGTCAGAAACAGATGCAGATACAATAGAAGCCTTTTTAGATGCAAGAGCAAATGATAGTGCTAGTTTCAACTTTCCTAATAACCATTTGCCTGGAGAAACTGCTTCAAACTTTAAATTTGTTTGTGAAAGTTGGAATAAATCTATACCCTACAACAATAGAGCTACTATTAAAGCTAATTTTAGACAAGTATTCGAGCCAGCTACATAATGACAGTTAATCAAAAAATATTTACAGATTTACAAAAAATAAACCCTTCTGCCATCATTGAATTATTTACATTGCAGTTAGATAACTCGTTACATGGTGCGACTACAATTTATAGATTTCATTCTGGAAGCAATTTGAATGCTAATGGAAGAATTGTATGGAACAGTAATGAGTATTTAAGATTCCCAATAGAAGTAACAGGTTTTGCATTTCAAAAAGGTCAAATACCTAGACCTAAATTGAGAATTAGTAACGCTACAGGTTTAATATCTGCGATACTTTTAACTGTTAATGAAACAACCACTGGTAACGATTTAACAGGAGCAACCTTAACAAGAATACGAACATTAGCAAAATTTATAGATGCTGTTAATTTTCCTGGAAACACAAATCCTTTTGGAACTCCTGATCCAAATGCAGAGTTTCCTCAAGAAATTTATTCAATAGATAGAAAATCCAGTGAAAATAGAGAGCTAGTTGAATTTGAACTTGCTGCTCCTACAGATTTAGCTGGAGTTAATATTCCTAAGAGACAATGCACTAGAGCTGTTTTTCCTAGTATTGGTACGTTTGTAGCATGACATGGAAAGATAAAGCATTACTTCATGCAAAACATGAAGATCCTAGAGAATCTGTAGGTTTACTATTAAACATAAAAGGTAAAGAAAGGTATTATCCTTGTAATAATCTTTCAATGACGAACCATCAATGTTTTATTTTAGATCCAATAGATTATGTAAAAGCAGACAATATAGGAGAAATTGTAGCGATAGTCCATAGTCACCCAGTAACACCTCCCGCTCCTAGTCAAGCAGATAAAGTAAGTTGTGAAGCTAGTGAATTACCTTGGTACATAGTTAATCCAAAAACAGAAGAATGGGGTTATTTAGAACCTTCGGGATACAAAGCACCAATATTAGGTCGTCAATGGGTTTGGGGAATAACAGATTGTTGGAGTTTAGTAAGAGATTGGTATAAGGAAGAAAAGAATATTGAATTAAGAGATTGGGAAAGACCTCTTACACCAGAAGAGTTTTTAAAGAATCCTATGTTTGAAAAGTGTGCTTGGAGGACAGGATTTAGGAAATTAAGACCAGAAGAAAAACTAAAAAATGGTGATTTGTTATTCATGTCTATACTAGGTAATGGTTTAAATCATGTGGCAATTTTCTTAGATGGAGATGTTTTACATCATTTAACCGATAGACTAAGTTGTAAAGAACCTTATTCTGAATGGTTATTAAAATGCACAGGAGGTAGGTATCGTTATGTTTCGTAAAGTCAAGCTATACGGTAAGTTAGCTGAATTTGTTGGTCACAAAGAATTTGAAGTGAAAGTTGATAGTGTAGGAAAGGCAGTAAGTTTTTTAATTCATAACTTTCCACAATTAGAAGCTCACATGAGTCCTCAATATTATCAAGTAAAAGTAGGCAATTATGAAATAGATGAAAAAGAAATAAACTATCCAGTGGGTCAAGAAGATATTCACTTTATACCCGTAATTAGTGGGTCTGGGGGAGCTAGAAAAGCATTACTAGGTGTAGCTTTAATTGGTATAGCTGTTGCCACAGGTGGAACTTCATTGGCTTTAGGTTTTGGAGGTTTTTCTGGTGGTTTAGGAATATCTGCGATGGTAGGAAATATTGGTTTAGGTTTGACACTTATGGGAGTGAGCGAAATGCTTTTTCCTTTACCCCAACCTCAGAAATTTGAATCTGAACAAGATCCAAGAATATCATTTAATTTTGCTGGAACTCAAAATACCAGTAGAGCTGGAACACCAGTTCCAATCGTTTATGGTGAAATATTTACAGGAAGTGTTGTAATAAGTGCAGCGATTGACACTAATCAGGTGGAAGCATGACAGAAGATAAAAGAATTATTAGAGGTTTTGGTGGCGGGCCAAAGCCACCTCCTCCTCCATATCGTGCTCCTGATACTTTACATAGTAGAAGTTTTGCAACAATTCAAGATTTAATTTCCGAAGGAGAAATAGAAGGTTTTGCAAGTGCATCAAAAGAAGGTTTAACAAAAGGCACTACTGCATATCAAAATGCAAGTTTGAAAGATGTTTTTTTAGATGACACTCCTATACTTCAATCTACTGCAAATAGTTCTAGTCCTAGCAGTAATGATTTTAATTTTCAAGATGTAACTTTTCAATCAAAGTTTGGAACGTCCAACCAAACTGCGATGAGTGGTATTCCTGCCGAAAGTAGATCACCAATTACTGTTGCTGTTAATGTAACCACCTCTTCTCCTGTTACTAGACAAGTTACCAATACAGATGTTGATGCAATTATTGTTACTTTAACTTGGCCTCAAATTCAGTTTGCGAAGGACAATGGAGATGTTCTTGGTGACACAGTAGCTTATAAAATTCAAGTTCAATATAACGGAGGTGGATTTAGCGATGTTATAAGCACTTCCGTTAGTGGTAGAACAGCTGATGCTTATGCTAGAGATCACAGAATAAATGTTACGGGTGCTTTTCCTGTGGATGTGCGTGTGGTTCGTGTTACAGCAGATAGTACAGACGCAGCAAGAGTAAATGCCTTTCAATTTACTAGTCTTCAAGAAGTCGTTGATAATACTTCTAATTATCCGAATAGTGCTTATGTAGCTCTTCGTCTAGACAGTAAACAATTCAATCGTATTCCTAGAAGAGTATTTCGTATTAGAGGTATTAAAGTAAGAATACCAGGAGCAGGAGCGTCTAATTCTGGCACTCCTACTGTAGATAACGCGACTGGAAGGATAATTTATCCAAATGGTTACATTTTTAATGGAGTAATGGGTGCTGCTGTTTATACAAACTGTCCTGCGATGTGCTTGCTAGACCTTCTCACAAACACGAGGTATGGGTTAGGAAACCATATAACTGACAATAATTTGGATTTATTTAGTTTTGTAGCTGCCAGTAAATATTCAAACGAATTAGTAGATGATGGCACGGGATCAGGAACAGAAGAAGCTAGATTTAGTTGCAATGTAAATATTCAAAATTCAAAAGAAGCTTTTTCAGTAATTAATGACTTATCAGGTGTAATGAGATGTATGCCAATTTGGTCTGCTGGTAGCGTAACTATATCTCAAGATAAAGAAACTTCAGCTAGTTATTTGTTTAATTTGGCAAACGTAAGCGAAAATGGTTTTTCTTACTCAGGAAGTAGTTTAAAACAACGTCATTCTGTAGTATCTGTAAGTTATTTTAATATGGATTCAAAAGAAGTAGATTTTGAAGTTATAGAAGATACAGCAGCTATAGCAAAAATAGGCACAGTAATAAAACAAGTAAAAGCGTTTGCTTGTACTTCAAGAAATCAAGCTGCAAGACTTGGTAGAGCTATTCTATTTGCTGAACAAAACGAAAGTGAAACTTGCACTTTTTCAGCTTCAATAGATGCGGGTATTGTTGTCAGACCAGGTTCTGTTATAGAAGTAAACGATCCAGTTAGAGCAGGAGCAAGAAGAGGAGGTCGCATTGTGTCTGCAACGACTACTGCTATTACGATTGACGCTGAAGCTCAAACCACTTTACCTTCCTTAACAGATAATCCAACATTAAGTGTAATTCTTTCTGATGGAACTGTAGAATCTAAAACTATATCTAATATTACGGGAGCAGTTTTAACTGTTAGTTCAGCTTTCTCTTCTGCTCCAAATGCAAATGCTCCTTATTTAATTTCAAGTACAAGCTTACAAACACAACTATTTAGAATAATTCAAGTAGAAGAACAAGAGGGTCTTAATTATTTAATTACAGGTTTAACATATGTAGAGGGAAAATACAATTTCATTGAAAATGGCACTGCCTTACCAACTCGAACGATATCTTTATTAAATAAACTAGCAGACCCTCCAAGTAACTTAACAATTTCAGAAAAAACAGTTGTTATAAACAACATTGCAAGAAGTAAATTGATAGTAGATTGGCAACCTGTACAGGGAGTCACACAATATTTAGTTAATTATAAATTTGAAGCTGGTAACTATGTTTCGCAAGTGGTGTTTAGTTCTGACTTTGAACTGTTAGACACTCCAATTGGCGAATATACGTTTCAAGTTTTTTCTTATAATGCTGCTTTAGTTTTATCTACAAATCCAACAACAAAAACATTTACTGCTGTTGGTAAAACTGCTGTACCAGAAAATGTAAGCAACTTAACTATTGAGCCTGTAAATGAACAGTTTATAAGATTAAGATTTACACAAGCCACAGCTATAGATGTTTTACATGGTGGTCGAGTTTATATCAGACATTCCAGATTAACTGGCGGTGCTGCTACATTTCAAGCTGCTCAAGATATTATCGAAGCTGTTGCTGGATCTGCTACTGAAGCTATATGTCCTGCCTTATCTGGAACTTACCTTGTAAAGTTTCAAGATGATGGCGGTAGATTTAGTACAACGGAAGCAAAAGTTGCATTATCTACGGTGCAGATAGTTGACGAAATCATTGTTAAAGAGGATAGAGAGGATAATGATACACCACCTTTTAATAACAATAACTCTAGCCTTTTTTCAAATACTGAATTTAGTTCAGCTAAAGGTGGTTTAATACTTACAAACCCAGTTAATAATCAAACGGGTACTTATACTTTTGCAAACACTTTAGATTTAGGTAGTGTATTCTCTTTGTCTATAACTAGACATTTTCAAGGAGTTGGGTTTTATACAGGAGATTTATTTGACAATAGAACAGAAAATATTGATACATGGACAGATTTTGATGGTTCAATCGCTAATGATGCAAATGCTAAATTACAGGTTAGAACCTCTACAGATATGAGTAACTACTCGGATTTTAACGATGTAGCAAATGGAACCTTCAAAGGTAGAGGTTTTCAGTTTAGAGCAACACTTGAAACATCGGACACTGCACAAAACATAAATTTACAGCAGTTAGGATATGTAGCTACTTTAAAATCAAGAACGGAGCAAAGTGCTGTAATTGCGTCAGGATCAGCAGCTAAAAATGTTACTTTTACTAATGCTTTCTTTGTTGGAACGTCTGGATTAGGGAACTTAAATAATTTTTTACCAGCAGTTGCAATTAACCCACAAAACATGGCTACAGGAGATTATTTTGAAGTAACTAATATAAGCGGAACAGGTTTTACTGTTCACTTCAAAAATTCAAGTAATGCTAGTATTAATAGGAACTTTACCTTTACTGCTGTTGGTTTTGGTAAAGGAGGTTAAACTTAGTAAAAATAGTATCTAACTATGGCTGATGTCACAAATTATACGATTGAAAACAACTCAGGAGCAAACGTAAGAATTGATCTTAATAATGTTTTTGCTGCGATTCAATCAAGTAATTCTAAATCTACTGATTTGGTAACAAGCCAATGTGTAGCTGGTATGCCTTTTTTAAATACGACTACAAATATTTTAAAAATAAGAAATTCAAGTAATGGTGGATTTACTGAGATTGGAAATATAGACACAGCTAATTTAGGATTACTTCCCGCAGGGGGAGGAACTATGACAGGTGCTTTATTAGGGCATGATGGTTCAAACGCTGCTGCTCCTGCGTTTAGTTTTGATACAGATACAGATTTAGGTTTATTTAGAAAGGCAGCAAATATAATGGGTTTTAGTTCTGCTGGTACAGAACAAATGGTTTTTGATGCGAATGGAATAACCCTAAGACAACAAAATGAAATTAGGTTTGGAGATAATGATAGCTCACATTATGCAGCTATAAAAGCACCATCTACTATATCTACAAGCTTTACCCTTACTTTACCTGTAAATGATGGTAATAATGGAGAGTTTTTAAGAACAGATGGATCGGGTAACTTATCATTTGCTTCGGCAGCAACAAGTGGAGATCTTAATAATTTAGATGCAAGTAATTTAACTTCTGGAACAATTCCAAACGCTAGATTTCCTGCTACGTTGCCAGCTAATGCAGCTTTCGCTTTTATAAATTTTGATAGTGTTACCAATTCTATAAGATCAGATCACAATGTCAGCACTATAACTGATCATGGAGTAGGAAATTTCAGTGTTAATTTTACAAATTCTGCAAATAATAATGATTATACTGTAAATATAAATATGTCTATTGGTACTTCTAATTCAGTTCAAGGAGCTGAAATATCATGTAGTGGTCCAAATTTAAACAGTAATAGTTTTTCTGATTCTAATTTTACAACTTCTGGTTTTAGGTTCGTAATGGGTACTCCAGATACTTCTGTCGCAAGAGATTGCAAAGTTGTATGTGCCTTAGTTCATCAAACTTGATATAGTAAAAGAAAAAACTTATGGCAAATTCAGATAAAAGAATTGTGTATATGCAAGATGATGGAACTGTAGCGATTATGATTCCTACAGATAATTGTGGTTTAACTGTTGAAGAAATCCAAGCAAAAGATGTGCCTGAAGGAAAAACATCTTATATAATAGATAAAACTGAAGTTCCTACTGATAGGAGTTTTAGAAACGCTTGGACCTATACACCTTAAAATTATGGGATTTAACATTGACATGGCAAAAGCCAAAGAATTACATAAAGACAAGATTCGTCAAGCAAGAGAAGAAAAATTCAAAGAGCTTGATGTTAATTTTCAAAGAGCGATAGAAACAAGCGATACAGCTTTACAAGCTTCAATAGCGACAGAAAAACAAGCATTAAGAGATGCTCCTGCTGATTCAGCTATAGACGCAGCAACAACAAGTGATGAATTAAAAGCACAATGGAATACATCAATTCTTGGTACTTCTCCTTATAGCTAATGGCAATTTCTCCTGGTACATACAACATGACGATCCAAAGAAGGTCGGATCATAATATACAGCTTGTTTTTAAAGATTCTAATAGTAATGCTATAAATTTAACTGGTTTTACCGTAGAAGCACAAGTTTGGGAAGAAACCAGGACTACAAAGTTTGCAGATTTTGGAGTTACCTATACAAATAGATCCACTGGAACGATTGATATTGCTTTGACCGATACACAAACTGCAACTTTTAGTCCAAATATTTTAAAATATGATGTATTACTTACTAATCCTTCTGGATTAAAAGAGTATTATTTAGAGGGAAGTATTTTTATGAATGAAGGTTACACAGCATGACTTCAGTAAACATCACCACTACTAAGAATACTGTTACAGTTAATGAAGGAGATTCAACTGTTACAACTATTGCGACTCAAGGACCACAGGGTCCAAGTTTTGCTGTTACTGGAACTACCATGAACGATTCCAATAAAGTAGATGGTTCGGTAGTGTTTTTCGACTCATCTAGTGGTACATTTAAAGCAGATGCTACGACTACAAAACTTACACTTGTTAATGGAGGTAATTTTTAAAAAATGTCTAATACTATAAGAATTAAAAAAAGATCAGCAAGTGGAAGTGCTGGTGCTCCTTCAAGTTTATCTCCATCAGAATTAGCGTTTAACGAAGCAGATTTAAAATTATATTATGGTTTTGGTGATAATGGTTCTACCCCACCTTCTGCAAGTTCAATAATTACTGTTGGTGGAGCTGGTGCATTTTTTAATAAAACAGATACAAGAACTGCAAATACAGTATTATCAGGTCCGACAAGTGGATCTGCTGCTGCTCCTACATTTAGAGCTTTAGTTGCTGCGGACTTACTTAAATTAAATGAATTTACTGCTCCTGATGGTGCGGTTAGTTTAAATAGTCAAAAAATTACGAATTTAGCCGATCCAACTGCTGATGCTGATGCTGCAAACAAAGGTTATGTAGATGGAGTTGCCCAGGGATTAGATGTTAAAGATTCTGTGGTCGCTACAACTACTGCGAATGGAACATTATCCTCTGCTTTTGCTAATGGATCAACGATTGATGGTGTTTCTTTATCAACTAATGACAGAATACTTATCAAAGACCAAAGCACTCAGACAGAAAATGGTATTTATAAAGTCAATGCGTCTGGTGCTCCAACCAGGGTAGATGATTTAGCTAATGGTGCTGATGCTGCTGGTGCGTTTGTTTTTGTAGAACAGGGAACAGTAAATGCTGAAAATGGTTTTGTTTGTACTTCTAATAAAGGATCTGCTGTTGTAGGAACTAACAACTTAGTATTTTCACAGTTTTCTGGTGCTGGTCAAATCATAGCTGGTGATGGTTTAGATAAATCAGGAAATACTCTTTCTCTTGATCTTAAGTCAAATGGAGGTCTTGTTTTTGAATCGACAGAACTTGCTGTAGACCTTTCTGCTAGTTCTATTACGGGAACTTTAGCTGTTTCAGATGGTGGAACAGGTGCAACTTCAGCAAGTAACGCAAGATCAAATTTAGGCTTAGTGATTGGAACAGATGTCGAACCACATAGCGATAAACTGACAGAGCTTGCCACTATGGGTCAGACGACAGCAAATGCTTTGGCTGATTTAACTGAAGCAGAGGTACAAATTCTTGATGGAGCGGTAGTAACGACCACAGAATTGAACACAGTTTGTGACGGTGGTACTTCTGCAACCTCAACAACTCTTGCTACAGCAGACAGATTTGTTTGTAATGATAATGGAACAATGAAACAAGTTGCTTTATCTGACCTAGTTACATTTTTAGAAGATGGTTCCACTTCTGGATTCGACATAGACGGGGGTACTTACTAAAATAAAACCATTAGGAGGTAAGTAAATGTCTAACACAATTAAACTTAAAAGAGGAAGTGGTAGTGATCCAAGTGCTAGTGATTTAAGTGTTGGAGAAGTTGCATTACGAACAGATAACGCAAGTTTATTTACGAAAAAAGATGATGGTACTGTCGCAGAAATAGGTGCTGCTGCTGGAGTTAGTGATGGAGATAAAGGAGATATAACTGTCAGCAACTCAGGTGCAACTTTTACTATTAATAATAATTCTATTACAAATGCAAAAGTATTGGGAAATATAGCGGGAACAAAGATTTCTCCTGACTTTGGGTCGCAGAATGTACAAACAGGTGGAAACATAACTTCTCCTGTATTAGTTGCTCAAGGTGCATCTGGTTCTGGCGATGGAATAATACTTCTAAATTCTGGGGGTGGACAAAATAATGATTTTTCAAGAATTAGGCAAGTTATTTCTGACGATTCTTTTGTAATTGAAAACAAAGCTACTGGTTCTTATGTATCAAGATTTACTATCGCTTCAAATGGGGAAGTCAATATTCCTAATAAATTAAATTGTGATGGCGGTTTAGATACTGACGGTGATGTTCAATTTAATACTGGTACGACTAATTCTAATATTTTATTTGATGCAAGTGAAGGAACTTTAAAATTTACAGATAATAATAAAGCTGCTTTTGGGAGTAGTGATGATCTAGAAATTTTTCATGATGGATCACATTCTAATCTTGATAATTCCACAGGTTATTTAAAATTAAGAAGTAATCTATTTGCTGTACAAAATAACGCTGGAGATCATACTTATATATCCGTTGAAACTAATGAACAAGGAGTTAATTTATTTTATGACAATAGTAAAAAGTTAGAGACAACTTCATTAGGAACAAAAATCATAGGAGATTTATTCCTTGATAACCCTGATAATTCTGGGAAAGATATACAATTTGATTCATCAGCAAATAAAATGAAGTTTGATGATGATGTAAGTGCTAATTTTGGATCAGGTGATGACTTAACTATTGTACATACTGGTACAAGATCTGAAATTACAAACAGCACAGGAGATTTCATAATCCAAGCAAGTCAAAATAACAAATTAATGCTAAGAGCGCAGACTGGTGAATCTCATCTTATTGGTTATCACAACGCACAAGTAGAGTTATATCATAATGGAAGTAAAAAGTTAGAGACTACAAGTGGGGGAGCTTTAGTAACTGGTGATCTTTTCTTAAACGACAACGGAAAGTTGTCACTTGGTACAGGTGGTGATCTAAAAATTTATCATTCAAGTAACAATAACATTATTGATTGTACAAATAGTAACCCTTTATTTATTCAATCCGATCTTCTTGTTTTTAACAGAGAAGATGGAACCGAAACTTATATAAAATGCACAAAAGATTCATCAGTAGAGCTATATCACAATAACAGTAAGAAGCTTGAGACAACTTCTAACGGAATACAAATGTTGGGTCATATCGACCTTGATGATCAAAATAAATTATTAATTGGAGATGGTAATGATCTACAAATTTATCACGATGGAAGCCACTCGTACATAGAAGATGTTGGCACAGGAAATCTTCGTTTAAATTCAGACACTGGAATTTTATTTAATTCAAATACTTTCACAGTTAATAATGCAGCAAATAGCCATAACATGATTACTGCTTTTAATGGAGGAGCAGTAGAGCTATATCACAATAACAGTAAAAAAATTGAAACAACTTCTTCGGGAGCAACAGTTACAGGAACTTGCACAGCAACCACATTTAGTGGATCTGGTGCTTCATTGAGTAACGTCAACGCAACAACTTTAGATAGTATTGATTCTGCTAGCTTTTTAAGGTCAGATATAGATGATTTAGCTAATAGAAGAATTGTATTTGCAAATAACAGTAATGATAATGAAGATACAATAGCTACATCTTCTGCTGGTCAAGGTGGTTTAGAAGTATTTAACAGTGGGTCTGGTAATGATGCATTTATGGCATTTCACACTGGTGGTGATTTTGCTCTTTACTTTGGATTAGATGCAGATGCTAATAAATTAGCAGTCGGTGGTTGGTCATTGGGTGCAAATAAATATGCAATTTATCACGAAGGAAATAATCCCACATTTAGCCAATTAGGAATAACAGCGTCAAGTATTAATGCTCTTGGTATAACTGTGGGAACTGCAAATATTAGTAATGGTGCGGTTATTGGAACAAAATTAGCAGATGACGCAGTTGGAACAGCTAAAATTGCTGACGGGGCAGTTAATACCGCGAGAATTGCTGATAATTCAGTGACAACTGCAAAAATTGTTAATAATTCAGTGACAACTGCAAAAATAAACAATGATTCGGTAACTGCTGACAAAATCTTTAACGTGCCACAAAACCACATTCTTGGAAGAATTTCTAGTGGTACTGCAAGCGTCCAAACTTTAAGTAGTTCTCAAATTAGAAGTATAATTAACGTAGCTGACGGTGCAACAAACGTAACTAATAATAATCAGCTTACAAATGGTGCTGGATATATTACTGCTTCTAATGTTCCTTCCCCTGCTAATGCTGCTTTTGCTTGGTCAAACTTTGACAGTACAAATAGCTCTATTAGAGGTAGCCATAACGTAAGTTCAATGACTGATTTAGGTACAGGAAATTTTAGAATGAACTTTAGTAATAATGCATCAAATAATAATTATGCTTTGCAATTAACTGGAACCCAAACAACAGCTAACACTGCGATTAGCTTTATGGCTTCTTCTTCTGGACCTAACCTAAACTCAAATAGTTATAGTGATGGTAATTTTACAACAAGTTCTTGTAGATTTATTTTTGGTTATGGACCATCTTCTGTACCTTTTGATTCTAAATTGGTTTGTTGTACTGTCCATGAATCATAATTGTGCTAATTTATATATAATTACACATTAAGAATGTCTGCTACTACTGAAAAACAAATACTCCAGTGGAAAGAGGAATTAAAAACACATAAAGAAAGACTTGCCCAAGCTAAAGCAGTTGTTGAGCAAGAAAATAAACTTATTTCAATGATTGAGGGCGGTATTCAGTTTGGTGAGAACTTGTTGAAGCAGACCTCAGAAGAAACCCAGAGATTAAATACAGAGGAGCAAGAGCAACAATCAGAGCCAGCACAGTCAAACTAAGTGGTGCTGCTAACTTTACTAGAATTTCTTTTAACATAATGCTTAATCGTGTTTTTCAAATTTTGAGTGTTCTCTCATTCATAATGGTAACTTCAGTTATAGGGGGAGGGTACATGGGTTATAGGTATGTAACATCTGAGCAGTTTAAAGCGAAGATGATGAATCAGGTGATGGGTAATGTAAAAGGTATGATGCCTAACGTATTAGAGAAAGGTTTACCTAAGACAACAGGGCCATCTATGGCTATTCCTAAAAAACTTGGATTATAATTGGAAATACCAGAAATTAGTATTCCAAATATAGAAATACCACAAGTTTACGTTCCACAAGTATCGTTACCAGGATATGAACTTTTAAATGTAGAAACTATAGGTTGTAAATATTTTCATCGAGATGTTAAAAATACTGGCAATAGAAATTTATTAATAGATGATCCCAATGGAGTTGTAAGTAATTGTCCATATCCATCTTTTATCCCGATGAATTATCAGGCAGATCAATTGATAATTACAGAAACAACATTACCAGCAGAAGAGGAACAGAAGCTACCAGAAGGTAAACCACCTCAAGCTGAAATACCAAAAGAAGAAAAAAAGGAAGATTTATTTGTAGAATGTCCTGGTAAGAAAGACCAAAGAGTAGGAGATTTTCGTAACGAAAAGAAGCTGGAACGTGTTGTAGGGCACAAAAGAAGCGAAGATGGAACTATATGCAC